CGACCGTGTCGGCCTGCCACTTCGTGCGGCCCTGATCGTAGCTGTTGAACTGGATCACGCTGTCTTCGCCACAGACGTGGCGAACGACAATGCTCGACACCGCATCGGCGACGCCTGCACGCATGCTGGTGTCGCGCACGTTCGCATGCGGTATCGCGCCAGTGCCCCACTCTTCCCTGATCTCTGGCGGCCCCAGCAGCAGACGCTGCACACCCTTGCGAGTCAGTTCGGCTGATTCGGACCCGACCATGCCGCGTGTCGCATACGGAAACCGGCGGCCCTTCCACCAGCTTGGATAGATGCCGGTCGCGTGCATCGCAACCTCGAATGCACCTGCCCATGTCTTGCCAAGCTGGTTGCCTGCCATGAACAGGCGTTCGCGAAACCCTGCGCCTGCTTCGTGAAACTCTACCTGCTTGGCATAGGGCGCATAAGCTGCAAGCTTGTTTCGCTTTGCGCGAATGTCCTTGAGTCGCAAGAGTTCGTATAGCTCGCGCTTCTCGGTGTCGTCGAGTCTCGACAGATTGATGCCGGCCAGATTCATTTCATCGCCTTCTGCAGCAAAGCACCAAGCCGCTGGTCAAGCTGTTCGCTGGTCAACTCCAGACTGCCAGACATCTTGACCTCGACCGCTTTGAGCTTTGGCTGGGTGTAATTCAAAATCTCAGACAGCATGCGAACACGCACGTCAGCGTCAAGCTCGTACCGACGCGCCTGTTGACCGGTCAGCGGATCGATGACCGGCTCACCGTTCTCATCGACCAATGGACGGCCTTTGAGGATGCGTGCGAACTCGACCGCAGGATCGAGGCCCTCTTCGACCAGTGCTTCAGACACGGCCATCAGGTTGAGCTTTAACGGATGACGCAGGCCGGAACTGATGCGCCTTGCATTCGTGTAACCGCCGCGTTGCGCAACCGTTGCCAAGTCTTCAGACGAAGCAAGCTTCGGCGGTGCGCCGTTTAATTCGTCAAGCCTTGCGGCTGGTTTTCTTCGGGGCATAATTCATCGCCTTTTTCAGCAAACCGCCGCCCTTGTCAGCGGCGTTGAAATCCTTTGCCACAGACGCAGGAACCCCGACCTTTTTTGCAAAGGCCGGGTTATGTGCTGCGGCAGCCATCATGCGCGCTTGCGCAGGGCTTTTGCTGGGCATGATTACACCATGCCGGGGATTTCACCGCCTTGGAAGCCGGGAATGTTGCCCTTCATGCCGCCTTTGTAGGCTGGCTGCGTTTTGTCAGTGCCGGGCATAGGTACAGACACTTTGCCGGGGATTTCGCCCTTGCCTTGTGTTTGATTGCCGCCGCCGCCAATCGCTTGACCGGACTTCAGCTTCTCGCCGACTGCACGCATGGTGTTACGGCTCTCAGGGTTTGAGTAGTTTTGCATGGTAATTCTCCTATCGCATCATGTTGGGGTTGGTAGGACGTTTTGCTGCTTCTTCGTTCCACATGGTTTCGGTATCAGGTTCGCCTTCTGTTTCCTGCTCCCGATCCATCTCTTCGTCCATCATCAGACCTTTGACAGCCTGCATGGCGTCATCGATGTTGTCAAACTCCATCGATTCCATTTCGCCCTCCTCATCGCCGGGGCTTTCCGCCATGACGGTGATTCGACCATCGTCCTCAATTTCAATTGTGATTCGTTCCATCATGGCTCCTGTGAATGTGAAAAAAGCCGCGTCAGTGGCGGCTTTTTTGTTGCGAGGTGCTAAAAAACGTAGACGCACCCGTGCACGAAAAATTGTAAATTTCAATTCCGACATCGTCAAGCGGTAATTTCAAATTATTTTTGACCCCAACAAAAACTTCCTACTTTTCGTTTTGTTGCGTAAATACAACAGACTTTTTAAATTATTTTCGATTTAGTGCTTGACATGAACTGTCAATGTCAAGACAATGGGAACCGTAGTAACTGCAGTACGTAACGCCGCGAAGGAACCAGCGGGATAGAAAAAGGGAACCACCGATAGCCTGATCTAAGCGTGATAAACGCAAGGGCAAACCGGCAGACCGCTCTGACCTGTACCGCAAGTGCAGCGAGTGCGAAGCGAAACGAAAGGCCAGCGTGCTGGCTTTTCGCGGCGTAACAGGCTGCCGACAAGTGCCTGACCAAACGAAGGGGAACAACATGATCAAGTACGTTTTAGCACTTTTGCTTCTTACTCAATTCGGTACCGCTGCGCTTCTTCTGGCTTTTTTCGGTCAGATCGGCTGGATATCTGCAGGATTGATGGCAACCGGCTGCTTTGTGGTGTTTAAGGAAGTCGCAAACATCGCTGACCGCCGCTACCAAGCAGGCGAAATTTAAGGGGAACAACATGAGATACACCGTCGAATACTATGACAACGAAGACCGCTGGCCCTTTTGGGCTGTAGTTCAGTGGGTGTGGGGCAGTGACGGCGAATACGGCACTACCGTCGAACGCTGCACCACCGAAGCCGAGGCCGAGTCGTTTGCTCGGGCTTACGCCAGTGTCAACGCATACACCTACTGATGAGACCGGGTGGTACCGGTCGAAACCGCCGACAGGCGGTCTAGGAAACCCGTGCCGCCCGGTTGGCGGTTATCACTCTCAGGAGAAAAATATGTCACACGAACTCACTACCCATGCAGATGGCCGCGTCGAATTTGCTTATCTGGCTTCGGACGGCACCCCGTGGCATGGCCTTGGCCAAGCACTGGCCGACGGCACAAGTCTCGACGACTGGCGCGTTGCCGCAGGCATGGACTGGAAGATTCGCCGCAGCGAGATTCGCTACGCAGTCTCACGCGACGCCACGTCCGACAGCTTGATCAAGCTGCCTGACCAGCACGTCCTGTTCCGCAGCGACAACAACGACGCTCTCGGTGTTGTGTCCAAGCGTTATCAGGTGGTCCAGCCCGGTGAAGTCTTGGAGTTCTTCCGGGACATCGCCAAGGCAGGCGGCTTGGAACTGTCTGCAGCCGGCACGATCTACGGCGGCAAGCGTTTTTGGGCAACGGCAAAGATCGGCGAAGCGTCACCCACGTCGATTGCCGACACGATCGGCGGCTACTTGCTGATCTCCACCAGCGCCGACGGCAGTTTGGCTACTGAGGTGCGCCGCACCACGGTTCGCACGGTCTGCAAAAACACACTGGCTATGGCCTTCGCTGATGCCAAGGCTTCGGTCAAGGTCTCTCACCGTTCGGTGTTCAGCCCTGATCAGGTCAAGGACTTCATGGGTTTGAACGAAGCGGCATGGGAAGCCTTCCGCCACAACGTGACGACGCTGGCCAACATCGATGTTCACGAAGAAGAGGCCGGCGACTTCGTTGCCAAGCTTCTGGGTGGCGGCGAGAAGGTTCGCGAGTCTGCCGGGTTCACGAAGATTCTGGACCTGTTCAACGGCTCCGGCATGGGTGCCATGAACGACGGCGTGTTCGGTACAGCGTGGGGCCTGCTCAATGCAGTCACTGAGTACGCTGATCACCACGTCCGTGCCCGTACCGATCAGAACCGCTTCGTGTCCTCGCAGTGGGGCGCTGGTGCTGATCTGAAGCAGAAAGCCGCAAGCCTCTTGCTGGCTGCCTGACTGTAGCGTGGAGGGCACCCTCGGGTGCCTTCTGCAGTGCAGTTAGCTTTACCTGACAGTCAATGTCATGTATAGTTCACTTGCAGTACCGATCCAGCCGGATGCTGGTGTTCTTTAGGAGATTCCCATGAAAGCAAATTCTCTCGATGTACTCGGCGGTGTCGCCGACCGTCTCGGTCAGATCAAAGCTCAATTGGCTGACCTGAAAAAGGAAGAGGCCGAACTGAAAGACGCCTTAATTGACAGCGGTCTGGCCGTGGTCGAAGGTTCGTTCTACCGGGTTGCGGTAGCCGAATGTGAAGGCAAGGTGATGGTGGACTGGAGAAAGATCGCTGAGAAGTTCAGCCCCTCGCGCCAACTGATCAAGGCCAACACCAACACCGGCGAGGCGTACTACTCAATCCGTGTGTCGGCAAGGAAGTCATCATGAACTACATCAAACAGCTTGAATGCCAAAAGGCCGAACTGCAGGATCAGCTCATCAGCCGTGCCGAAAAGATTCAAGAGTTTCGGGAATTCCTGCTCTCGCCAAAGTTTGCGCC